TGCGCCGCTTTTGGGCCATTTGTAAGCCATAATTCCCCCTTGATTAATTCGTTTAATTTAGCTATCCATGACTCGTATTCGCAGAGTTTCGGCCGGTAGCTAGCCGGCCATCATCAGATGGAAATTAAGCGCCTAAAAATACACTTTCAAAATATGCCCACTCAGTCACCTCATCCAGGTTTTTATTCTGCTGCTTTTTTCTGCGGTCCTGTCGCGCTTTTTTAAGCAGCTTTTTACCTTGCTGGAGCGCTGCTTTTTCTGTTCGCGTAAGTGGTTTATTTGTCAGATCTATTGCCATTGTTTTATTCCTTTAGTGAGTTTCCCACCATTCATCAATTTCATTTTGTGTCAAAGCTGATCCCAAAACTTTAAAAGTAGCGGGTATAATTGATGCTGTTCTTTCGTCAAAATCACCCATTCCATCCTCTACTAATTGAACAGCTTCTTTTTTAGATGTTGCCTCAATTAAAGTCTCAACTAATAAAGTAATTTTCTGCTGTACTTTGTAAGTTTTTTCTATTGCCATTGTTTTATTCCTCTTCACAATATTGGTTTGAGCAGTCGCCGTTGTCGTAATCACAAGTGTTGCAATATGGGCAATGATCTCCAGTTATGCCGCCGCAAAATTTACATTTCATCTTTTTACCTTTACCGCGTGATCAGGTATGCGCGGCCCACCTATTTATTTAGTTATGCAGCCTGTACAAAGCCGCTGGTATCGTGTTTGGCCGCGCCTTTGGCCGCAAGGCCTATGTAATAACCGAGCGGATCCTTAAACCGTTCGTCGCTGATATCACCATCCCAAACCGGCATATCTTTAAAGGTAGCCGGAAGGTTATGTTTTTCTGCTTTGAATACAACGGCGGCATTAAAACCGGCCGCAACATATTTGGCCGCTTCTGTTTGGTTTTTCAAAGTTTCGGCAAATGAAAAAGTAAGATGGTAATTTGTAGGTTTATTAATTCGAGTATTTAGCGGCGCTTTGGTGTAGTCGTAGAATTGAACGTCGGAAAAAATCGCGAATAGTTGCGGCGCTACGTGTTCAAATAGAATGTCGGTTGATCCATTCGGCCGCGTAGCTGCTTTTAATCCTTTACCGGCCGCCTTGTTTGCATGTTTATCAATTTCGACGATCATTAGAGCTATAAATGCGCTTTGATTATTTACGAATAATTCAGCACGTTTTAACTGCGCTTTTGATGTATTGTCTTTATTCCAATTAAATGTCCTGGAAGCTAAGTTTTTATAACCGTGATTCATTCGGCCGCTTCCGACGCCTAAACATACGGCGCGGCATCCATCCGTTGCAAATGGGCAAAAATTCTTTAATCCTGACGAATCAGACGGCGGCATATACATTACATTTGTAAGGTATGGATCATTACTATCTAATTCATTGGATAAGTCTATTTTATAGCTTGTACCAAATAGATTGGTAGATCCTAAATAATTCCGCGCTTCATTTACTAAGGCTATGAATTCGCTTAATTCATAATGGCCGGTTATGCGCTCTATTACTGATGCATTGGGCCTGTAGTTTGATACACTTTGATTAGTCATTAAAGTACTCCGATACTTTTTTTGATTAGGCCTGGAGCAGTGTTAGCGCACTAATTCCAGGCCGATTAATTTATTTGTTATTCCATTATGTACTAGTTGTCATTTAATGTCAAGTAGTATCCAGTTATTAGCTTGTAAGTTTTGCTATTTGTTTGATATATTTCTGGACTTCTTTTTCTGTTAAATGGCCGATTACATCTTTAGTTATTCCGCTCGTGTAGCAGACTTTCCCATTCTTTAAAACTGCCAATTCAAATAATCCAATGTCGCCACCATATGAGTACTCATGACATACAACCGATGCCTGGTATGGTGAATTTGGAAAACTAAAAATCCGTTGTGTACCGCCATGCGCTTCTTTTGTTATTACTTTTTGTTTCCGCGAGACGTTTAAGTTGCAGATTCTGCAAGTTTCCCATGTCAGGCCGCCGATCATGTTTTCTAATTCGAAATCATGATTGCAGATTGATTGATAATATTTCTTGTCTTTTGTCATGTTGCACCTTTTTATGATTGTTTATTAATAGCCTAGAAAATGTTTTAATTCTTTTGTTGAATAATAGTCTTTAATTCCAACGTATTTTATGAAGTCTTTGAAATCCTCAATTCTCATGTTGTGATCGTTCAATATTGCGATTGCTTCTGACCTGGTCCACATGTTGCACCTCTTCAAGATTGTTTATTTATTACCTAGACTCGTTAGAGTTTCGGCCGGAGAAATAAAACTCCGGCCATCGTCAGTAGGATTTAAATTATTCGATATTTCCCGATATTATTTCCCGATAATCAACACTATCTAGAGAATTTGTTACCAGATCGCAAACTAAACTTGATGCCGTTCCGTTAATCTCACTGTTTTCACCCATGCACAAGGTATACACAAAATCTTTTAAACAATCGGATTTTTCGTATAATTCCCAATTACTTTCTGCAATTGCTGTTAGTGTTTCGTATGTGCCTGGTTCATTAGTTAGCCATAAATTAACTAACCATGTCTCGCGATTAGTCCAGCCGTTGTATGTAGTATCTGTTGTCATGTTGCACCTCTGAAATTTATTTGATTTGGATACAGCTTATAGGACTAGACATTGTTTGTCAAGTCTTTTTAGATATTAAATTAATTAATGGTAAAATTCCAGGATAAATAAAAGATTTTAACTAGGTGATAAATGGCAGAAATTAAACACGATCTAAACGAAAAGCAATTGATGTTTTGCAATGTGTACCTTGACAACGGCGGCAATGCATCGGCGGCGTATCGCGCCGCGTATGGTGAAAATCAAAGCGAAGCGCACATTAACAGCAGCGCTTCAAGGCTGCTCAGGTCAGACAAGGTCCGCGCATTTATGGTCAAGGTACGTACTCATAATCTACAAACTACGCAGCGGAAACAAGATATTGACCGTGATTTCTTGATCAATCAATACCTCGAATTGGTAGCGCTCGGAAAGGAACACAAGCAGCTTAGCGCAGCGCGGCAAGCTTTGGACTCATTGAGCCACATTGCAGGCCTTTGGATCGACAAGCGCGAGATCAATCAGCAGATAAACATTGATGCAACACTACAGGCGCTTGATTCCGGCGCTTTGCTGGACGCCTTGACTAATGCCAATGATCCGCCAGCAATTGAGGCGCAGTACCGCAGCATCGATGGCGATTAAATCGGCAATGAGTCCCACAGATTTCGACCGAAAAAGTGAACCTCGACCGCCCGTCCCCCCTATTATATTTTAGTAACACCTCGCAACCGTTTTTGTGACTATTCCGTATTCCTTCTATTAGAGGAGAAGATCCATGTACTCGGACTGTCCTGTTTTAGGCGTCCTACCTGTCCTGTTTTGTGCCTAGGGGGTATTCTGGTGCTATGGCCTTGTTGGCCTTCATAAATATATTTCTTTGAGGGGTGTCATGTTTAGAGGAAAGATCCTGGGAAAAGGGAGGTTTAATTATCAAGTAGGGTGGTGATGGTATTCTGAATTGTTGTTACTGGGTCCTTCCTAAAGTCGGACAGTCCTATAAAGTTGTCCGAGTTGTCCTGTTTTGTGACTGTATTTTCTTAGAATTTACTATGGGGGGATATATATAACCCCGTAGGGGTATATATCCCCCCTTTCTTTCTTTGCTTCTTTCTTTCTTTTTTTTAAGGTTGTTTTAGCGGTGGTAATTTGCTATTTTAAATAAGGGGATATGTATTGGGTTTGATGCACCTCTCGCAATCATATCTCCCCTATCGTTTTCCACCGGATTCACAGGAGGAAGAAATGCCTAAAGGTATTGGTTACGGCAAGAAAAAACCCATGAAGCCCCGAAAGTCCAAGAAAGGCAAGAAATAATGTCACTGAACATAGATGTTGATGACGTTGTTAAGGTTAACATCAGCGGTACCTGGCATGATGTTCATCAGTACGATGAAGGTGGCAGTAGTTTTTTCCTTGATGCCTATGAGTTCATATATGATTCGATTCTTTTGTATGGTGGTGGACAGGAAGGGGTATGTGCGACGGGGTTTACGTTTGTTGATGATGATACAAACCTCAAAATATCAGGGCCTTTAACGTCGATTACCGCTGTCATGTATAACGACCCAGAAGAAAATGATTACAGGGCAACATTATTACAAATGCAAAAGGTAGATTAAATGGTTGCCATACCCGAATCTCACAGAAAGGAAGCTGTACGAAGGATTGAAAAGGAGTTCGCCCGCAGGAATTTCGTATCTCCTGACGGAAAAGAACCCGACTTCCTTGATCATGTGAGGATTCTAGAGAGGGCGCAGATCCATTCGGGTATATCCGGTGGTGCCGTGCCTTTCCAGAAATGGCCCTACCTCGTTGAACTTGCCAGTGCGATTGTTGAAAACCGCCTTGTTTCGATACTTAAAGCAAGGCAGCTCGGATTTTCGTGGACAAGTGCCGCATACGCAGCGTGGCTTCTCACGTTTAATCCAGGGACTAACGTCCTGATGATATCCAAGGGACAGACTGAAGCCTTCTCACTTCTTGACAAAGTACGCTTCATACTTAAGAACTTGCCTGAGGACTGGCAGGCTCCGCTTTCTCCTGACTCAAGGAGTGAGATAGGTATTCCAAACCGTGATTCAAAGGTACTCGCCCTCCCATCGACAGAAGATGCGGGAAGATCAGAGACGGCATCGGTCGTTATACAGGACGAGGCGGACTTTCATGAGTACCACGCACAGAATTACACGGCGGTAAAGCCGACAATTGACGGCGGCGGCCAGATGATCATGGGATCAACGTCAAATAAACGCGAGATGAGTTCGCTCTTTAAGGAACTCTACCGCGCGGCTCCCGATAACGGGTGGAAGACTCTCTTTGTTCCGTGGCACGCAAGGCCTGGGAGAGATGAGAAGTGGTACGACGCGACGAAAGATTCGGTTCCCGTACTCGATCTTGAGGGAATGAGTCCCGAACAGTACATGGAACAGGAGTATCCGTCAGAGGAAACAGAAGCGCTCGCGCCCCCTAAAGCACAAAGCATCTTTGACCGTGACATGATTATAGGAATGGCCGAGGAATGTAAGTCGCCTATCAGGGAAGTGGGACCCGCTCATATATACCAGGAGCCACGCGTCGGAAGAAGGTACGTTGCAGGCACTGACGTTGCCTCCGGGGTTGGTATGGACTATTCGGTCACTGTTATACTTGATGTCAACTCGGGGTATGTTGTCGCAGACCTGGTCACAAATACGCTCCAGCCCGAAGACTTTTCGGTGGCGTCGATGAGACTCCTTGAGGAATTCAGCAATCCCGACTGGGCGATTGAAAATAACTTCTCGGATACCGTTCTTACGATTGCGAGAAACGAAAACTATCCGCGCCTCTACAGAAGGACTGTCGGCAGGGGCAAGACGGCGAGGCGTGAAATCGGATGGAAGACCGACAGGATGAGCAGGCAGAATCTTTTTGACGAACTCAGACTGACTTTCAATGACGGACATCTCACGATTCCCAACAGACAGGGACTCGATGAATTCTCAACGATCATTGCAGCTCCCGGTGAAAAGCCGCAGGCGATGGGTGGGTCCCACGACGATTATGTCATGGCACTTGGCATCGCACTCATGTGTAAAAAGAACAGGGGCATACAGAGCCACGGAAAAATTATCCGCCTACCGGCGTTTGCATAGGAAATATTTATGGCTGATTTAAGAGAAAGGCCCGAAGCAGAGCAGATAACACGCTTTCATTCAAAGATGTCCGAACTCTGGTCAAGGGCGCACGAGGAATTCCGCGATAACGATGCGTATTACCAGAGAAACTTCCGCGTATGGAACGCAAATTACCAGGGAAGGCCCGTATTTTACGACTCAACACCGACGCACCTGGTCGATCACGCCGTCGCAACGCTCATGAGCTTCTCACCGAGGATTCACAGAGAGGCTGTCGGCGACACTGAGCAGCATAAACTCGATGCAACAGCGCTCGAACACGGACTTAAAGCCGTAATGGAGAACGCAGCACTGCATGAACCCAACCTTCCGTGGAAAATGGTCGCACAATATCTTGTGGCCCACGGCTATGGAGTCATTGAAGCGCCCATTTTAACGGGATTATCAGAGAAACCGTCCGCACCAAAGCGTGAAAACTTCCCCGATGACGATCAATACGAGCAGGAAAATGCAATTTACCGCGCTCAGAGCAGGGAATTTAACCCGATCCGTATCAGGGTTCCTCACCCTTCGACCGTTCTGATGAATCCGACGGAGAAAATTCCGCAGATCGCCATAAAAGCATCGAAGATGACAGCGCAGGACCTTCATGAACAGTCGGTTATGAAGAAAAAAACGCAGAGAAGGAAGTACGCAGAGATTTTTGACATGGATGATTGCGATCCGTGGGACGAAATCGAGGTCTGGGACTACTGGACACCGTACTGGCACGTTAAAATGCTCGCTAATCCCGCACCAACCTATGGTTCGCCGAACTCACAGGCCGCAACTCCCATATATATGGAGAGAAATACGTGGGGATTTGTCCCTTTTGTACACGCTTTCGCAGGACTTTCAGGGATGGACATAGCAGATGCGGGCGGAGATCCCTATAACTTTGCACAGGGGATCTTAACTCCGAATAAAGAGACCATCAGGAAAAGAACGCAGGAAATTTCGGCATCACACCAGATGCTTCTAAGGACTGCATTCGCACCGATGGGAACATCACGCGATCCGATGACCCTCGCACAGGCAATCCAGAACGAGGGAATCCTTGAAGGAGACCCACAGGACTACTGGGTCATGAACACCGGGGATATTCCAGGATGGATGCAGAACGTGAGGATGGGTACCGATAATACGCTCGAACTCGGAACGTATTCATCGGCGCTCGCAGGCCAGAGGCAGGCAGGCGTCACAACCGTCGGCCAGCAGGCTATTTTAAATACCGCGGGCATGAGGATATTCGCAGGCCTAGCCATGCAGAGAGAACACATGGCATCGATAGTCGGCGGAAGAATTCTCCAGCTCGTCGATAATGTGTCCGAACTCTCGGGCGGAATCGGCGCCAACGGGAAACTTCTAAGGAAGTCACAGATCCATAGCGTATACGGCGTTCAGATCGCCTTCCCCCACGCAGAACCCGTCATGGAAATGCAGAACAGACAGGTCGCCATGAGCGAATACGGAGCAGGACTCATCGACCCGCTGACATACTACGAGGTCGCAGGATACGAGAACGGCACCGATATTCAGAAGAGACTTCTGGAACAGGAAATCAGGAATCTTCCGGCGGTCAAGGAAAGATTCGAGACCGAGGCAGCCCAGCAGTTGGGACTCGTTGACGAGGAAAATGTTGAAGCCGCTGCACAACAGATCCAACAACGCCAACAGGCCGCACAGCCACAGATTCCAGGAATGAATGGAGCAGGCCCCGCCGATATAAATACACCACTTACGCCCGACACATTTACTCCTGAGAGGATCGACCTTGTCTAAAAATCCATATACAGATGCGATTATGAGTATTGCCGATGAGTATAAGTCACTCATTGAAAAGGCGCCCAAGGAAAAAGTTCCTTCCATAATGCGTGAAGCAGTGGCCAAGGAGAAAACTCCCGTAGGCAAGTGGCTTGAAAGCAACCGTGTCCGCGAAAAAGATTTTGAGGGGTTGTTCTAATGCCACCAGAAACGAAGTTTGAAAAGCACAGGAGTCGCCTTTCCGATGATGAGAATTATGAGGTCATAACGAAATTCGTCTCGCTGCTGAGATCACAGGAAACGACAACAACCGGCCTAACTTCCACTTTGGATCAAATGTTGGCGTCTATAGGTTCGGGAACTCCATCAACAACCAGAGTCCGCACCGAATTTCCTGATTTTACCAAGGACGATGCCATAAGGCTTGTTGCCGAAATCGCAGAGGAGACGGGTGAATCTGAAAGCTATATATTAGAAAACCTTTATTCGGGTATTGAGTACGATGAAAAAGAAAACACGATAAGAAAAAAAGTCGATGTTTTTGATCCCGACAGGGACGTCGATAAATGGCTTGTTCACCCCAACAGCATTGAGGGCATTCTGACTGCTAAAGAAGACCAGTTATGGAATGATGCCCGTTACATTACAAAGGGAGAAATTTTTGCCCTTTCGCTAGAGACTGCTGCCAGCAATGAGTTCAAGCTCATAGATTGGAACGATGCACAGGAAATTGTTGATTACTGGCGACAACCAGATGATTTTGTTGGTGAAAACGAAGAAACAGAGAACTGGCTTAAGGCATGGAACGAAAACTACGGCAGTATCCAGGAATACCTCTCAACGGGAAGAGTCAGGGATGAATTTGGAAATCTTTCCATAGACGTACCAAATTACAGCGAGAAGGATACTGCTTCCTCGATTGAAGCATTGATTAAATACGACACTGATAACCCGTCAAGAATAAACACCGGAATTGCATATGTCCCCCAGCATGGTGACACCTTTACCGACAGACGCAAAAAAATGATAGAAGCAAGAATTCAGGAGTTTGGCTGGGTTGATGGAGAAAGCGTAAAAGAAAACGTCGAAAGAATTTTCAGAAACGCAGGGCTGGAACCCGGCAACAGGGCCAAATTTAAAGACGCTGATCAACGCCATGCCCGTGGTTACATCATGCGGGAAAATATCATAAAGCCCCTTGAAGACAGGCTTTTGGAATCAGTGAATGAACCGGGTTCAGGCGCATATACAGAAGAGGCCATCGAAGAACTTATGGAACTTGCCGGAACAGATGCCTCTTTTACAACATACCATGATATGGTCGCCGGATACTATTCCGAAATTACCGCCGCCGACGCTGAATGGAAAACCGAGGGAAGAGCAGCGCAGGATAAGGCTCTCGATAGAATTCTTGATATGTACGGATACAAAAGATCCGAATTTGAAGAGGACCAAATAGCCGGATTTAGAGGACAGGTTGAGGGCTACGATAGTTTTGGCGACGCAATGGAAGATATCGGACTCGGCGAACAGATAGACAATTTCTATTCGGTCAACCGGATGGCAGAAGCTGAAGAGGAAGGTCGGGACACGGCTGAGACAGCGGCGAATCTCCGTGAAGCCTTGAATACCGAAGGAAGGCTAACCAAACTTATAAAGGACGCTTTTAGAAGTCAGGGACTTCTGGGCCTTGCAAGTTCTATCGGATACGAAAATTATCTTGATTCAAAAACGATTCCCGATATTGTCAGACGGATAGCAAATACAGGCGGCGTTAATGACGAGGAACAACTCAACCAGCTTGTTGCCGATCTGACAAAACAGGAGAATCTTGGAACGCCCCGGGGACTTCCTGCCTACATGGTCAACGAAGCAGATTACACAAGGCAGATGGGGGACAAGCCTCCTCCCATACCGGGACTTGAGATCAGCAGATACCAGCAGGGACCTGCCCCAGCTCTCGACACCAATCTGATAGGAAACAAACTACAGAATATAGCATACGATAATCCTGAATTTGCAGAGTTTCTCCAGCAGGAAATGAGCCTTCCCGGATTTGAAAAGGACTGGGAGAGCAAAGGTGCTGAGCAGTTTGATCAGGCAGCCTTCAAGTCAGCCGTATTCGGTGATGTCGGCGAAGAAGCCTTTGAACAACAGAAGACAAGGCTCGATTCCTTTGAAAGACAGTATGAGGCAACACTTGCCAGAAACCAAAAAATGCTGGATGAGACAGGTGAGGGCCTTCCGCAGGGCGAACTCGATGCCGCCGAGACAAGAATTGCAGACGCAAGACAGCAGTACGCAAGGGAAATAGGCTCGGGGTCCGGCCAGGACCCACTGGAGCGCAAACGACTTGAGGAGAAAGGCGTCAAATTTACGCCAAGTTTTCTCGAACAGTACGCACCGATGAAAGAGGCGAAGGCAAAGCAGGCACAAATCAAGGCTCAAATTCTTGCCATGCAAAAAGAAGAAATTGAATACCCAGACTTACCTGGTCTATACCATGCTGGCGAAGAAACCAGCCTAGATAAGAGAATGGCTGAACTGGCCGCAATAGAGGCGGAAATAGAGAGGCTGAAAGGACCTGCCCCAATCGCCATAACAGCAGAGGGCGAAAGAGAAGAAAGGCCTGGAATGCGACTTGATCTTGAGGAGTTGACCACCATAGGATTCAGGGACGAGGAAAGAAGAAGGCAGACGACTCCCGGCATGACGAGCGCAGAGTTCTTTAAATCAAGGCTTCCCGGATTTGAAGCTCGGTACAAAGAAAGTCCTTTCTTCAGACTTGAACAGGATAGAAAACAGCGGGAAGAAGAGCAGGAACAGGAACGAAAACGCAGACCACTTCTCAGAACCGGTGGCCGAGGCAGAACAATAGTCACAAGAGGTAGAAGGTAATGCAGGAAGAATTCTGGCAGGGAAGACAAAAACCACTGTTTGGTGGTGGCGATATAACTGACGCACCCGGAATTCCGGGCTTTGAGTCACGCCCCGGCAAAAAGCCAAATACCGGGGAACTATTTGAGCTTAAAGCTGAAGGTAAACTCAAAGATGAAGACGGAAGACCTTTATATCCTCTTACAGATGAATTTAAGCAGGCAGAAGCAAGGTCGTGGGGCGGGGCATGGAATATGGTCAAAGCATCGCCGCCGGGAGTATTTTTCAGTGGCCTTCGCAGAGCAACAATTAGACCTGTTGCTGAGTTGGCAAAATTTCAGGAATTTAATTTTACGCCCGATCAGATCGCCAACTATACGCAGGCAGGAATGGCAGCACAAGTAGGCGGAATACCAAGTCCGTTTCAGTCAGACTTTTTTACCAAAATCAAAGAGAATCCGACAACCCCATACGATGAAATGGCTGAAGTCGGGCTTTTTGAAAGCAATAACTACGGTTCTAAAGAGCATCTTTACAAGGAAAGAATCGACAAGCTCGAAAAAGAGAAAGGCCGCTCTCTTCAAGGACATGAAAAAACGGATATTTTCATGGATGAGTTTATGGAAACTCCTCATATTGCCGTTGAAACTCTAGCCCTCACTTTGGAACTGCTTGTCCCTGCAACCGCAACCGAACAACTGGCTGGTAAAGTGGCTGTCGGAATTGCGAAAACTGCAGCCAAACCCGTGGCAAAAATTGTCAATAAAGGAAAGAAAAAAATCCTCGAAGGCTGGGGCGAAGTTATTGACAGGTTCAAACCTGAACACGTTGAGGAAATTCAGGCAAGGTTAAAACCGGTATCCGATCTTACTGACGACGAACTATGGAAGGCGAGTACAGGCTTTAAGGTCATTGATGAATACTTTGATGATCAGCTTGATTATCTTGCACGCGGTGCCGAGGGGGATTCTATTCACACCCCGACACTTGAGGAGATCGCAGGTAAATCAAGAGATGAATGGAGCGCAACAGACATCGACGATCTCCAGTTTGTTCTCAGGGAAGGCCAGCAAAAGGAGCGTCTGTATTACGAGGCGACAATCGAGGAGGCACTTAATCGGGATCGGCTGGGTACGGTAACTGTCCTTAGCGCAAGTACGGGAAGACCGATGAACGGATTGTTCTTCACGGGTTCTGGAAAACAAACAGTACAGGAAGTTTCCGATAAGGGAACAGAATTAACCGACATACTCGGTGATGCCGTGTATGCCAAGACAACGAAAACTTCAGCGGCAAAGTTCGGCCCAAATATCGATGTTGTCGATGTGCATATAAATAATCCGCTCGTTATTACAGGTGACCGTCACTGGGACGATCTCGCCAAACAGGCAGATATAGAAAACCTTATACCCAATGACATTGAGGAAGTTGAAAAACTTCGCAGGTTCGTTCTTGATTCAGGATACGACGGCGTTATTATTCGGCCTAGAAATTCTATAGACAGTCCTAATTTAATCAATATGTTTGGGGCAGACGAAACGATTATTAAGTTGGGAGAAGCAGCTAAGAACCCTGCTAAGTTCAATGAAATATTCGGCTATATTCCTGATGAAGGAACGATAGGTATCGGAAGACTTCTCAAACTCGTTCAGGCTGACAATCAGTTCAGCCGCAATGAACTTGTAAATATGCTGGACGAACTTGTTGAATCAGGCGCAATTGTCAAAAATGCTGACGGAACTATCAGCAAAGGTACAACTGGAAAAGCAACTCAGGCTGATATCCCCGCAAGCCGAAGCACCGATGATATATACGACTGGGGACTTGATGCTATTGATACAGGTGATGCTACCACTCCGCATCCACTCTATGGACCAGGCAGTCCAACCAGAGCGCCAAAGGATTATTTAACTAACCATAATCGACCAAATGATTTGCACCGAAGACCTCATCCGACAGAACCTCGTCTTGAGACTATCGATGAAGCTATTGTAAGAATAACCAGAAGCAGATGGGGCGAACCTCCGGCAGACATGATGACCAAGGAGGCAGATCAATTCCGTAAATGGTCGGAAGATATAAGGGGACTTCACGGAGAAGAATTACAGGACGACGCCATAGAGCGATTTTCAAATTCAGGTACACGATTGGAAGATTTTGGATTTGATGGTGACCTTCTGTATACCGAAAACCTAAACCGTGACCTCAATGCCATTGCTGATGAGTTTATGAGGATCAGCGAAGAATCTGCTGACGCTGCCAAAAGAATTGAGGCGACAAAACAACAGCGCATCGAACAGCTATTTGAAAACGAACAAGCCATTATGGAAGCGGGAATGGAGGCTGTCGAAAGAGATGCTGCAAGCAGAGCGCCAATCGAAGGAAATCCCGCCGGTGTCCCTGCTGAAATCGCACGGGCCGCTGACGAACATCCTGTAAACAGAACAGGCGCAACAGAGCCGACATATACGACAAAAAAGACTGCGGAAGAACCGGACCCCAACCGGATGAATCCGCCGCCAAATTATGATGAGCCGGTCACGAGAATGTGGCACACAAAAGGTAACCGCGAAACAATGGCAGAACGGTTGAACAGGGTCAGCATAAGGTGGAACGAACTTGTGAACGATACCTACTGGGGTGTGCGCCATCTTCAGACATTGCTTGAAAAGGCAAAGTCGGCAAGACCTACAAAAGAAAGAGACAATCTGATTAAGCAATATAAGAAGACAAGGCTTGCCCTTGAAAGTCCCAAGTTGGCCGAAAAGGACAGGACAGATCTTGCCAGAAAACTCGATTCGCTTTCAAAGCAGATCGACGATACGGCACCGGAACCCGGAATGTCACTTGAGGAACTTCAGCGTGACCTTAACTTTATTCAGGAGGTGACTCTTGCACCAGGTGCGGCAAATGCCGGTATAACAAGAGCGCAAATGGTCATCAATGATATTTTAAAGATTTCCAAAAATATTATGCCCGATGACCTAAACAGCCTTCTTTTCCTTCGCAGGGCAGACGATCTTCTGAGGTTGGACCCTCATCATGTTTTCCCCATCGACCCTGGCACCGGGAAGGCTCTTGATTATGATGCTCTTGCGAAACAGGTCCACTCAATGGAAAACCGAATGACTGGTAAGGAAAGAGAAGATCTCTGGAAAGCTGCGGACAGAGTTATTGAATTTTATGCCAGAGAACGAGACAGGCTCGTAGCAAGGGGCCTTATCAGCAAGGAACTTGCAGCCTATTTTGAAAAACATCATCCGAACTATAACCCGATGCACTATGTTCGGGAGGGTGTGCGAGACCCGACATGGAAAGCCGGTGGATATAAGCCTTTTACGAACAGGAATAACACTCTCATAAAAAACAGTGAAGCTGATTTTAAGGGTTGGGCGCCGGACAAGCCGCTCGACCTGATATTTGAATCGGCGATCCGCAACGAGTCTATCGGGACAAGAAACGAACTTGCAAGAATTATGGTAAAACTTCAACTCGAATGGGAGAAATTACCGGGAACAGAACAGATAACCAAAAGGGTTGCTATCGGTAAGGGTGAAAATGTAATTGAGTTCTTTGAGAACGGAAGACATTACAGGTATGAGGTTCCCGCATGGATGAAAAGAGAAGCCGACTATATGACCAGTACCTTTGCTGGAAAGGCAGATTGGATAGCAGGGATGGTTAACGGAGTAAGCAGGACCGCATTTACATCTTTAAGCCCCGTATTTATTCCGGTGAACGCGATGGCAGACGGTCTCACAGCACTCTCGACACAGGGGCTTTTACCGCACCGGACTTTGATGGAACTTGTCAGGGCATTAAAGGGATTAAAAGAAGACAATGTAGCTCTTTCCCACAAACTCACCGGTGCTTACCAAATGCGATTTTTTGGTAACAGCGGAAGATCACTTGCCGAAGGCATGGGCATCAATACGCAGATGTCTGAGGAGCAAATAGCAAAGGCGCTCAAAAAGCAAGTGGAGGGCAAGTGGCTTTATGAGGGTAAGCCCATAGGTAAAAAATCTATGTTGAAGCAGCTCGATACTATTGTAAGAAGCGGATTTGGTTTAGGCACCATTGGTGAGGCGACAGAACAGGCACCGAGGAGAGCTTTATTCAAAAGAGAACTCGATAAGGCCCTTGGCAAAGGATGGGAAAAGAAATGGACACCCGAAGAAATAGCTCAGATGCCTGTTGCAAGAAAAGCTGCAGCCGATTCGGTTGAAGTCACCCTTAACTTTGCCAGAGGCGGCCTGATACCCAAATTAATAAATCCGTGGCTCATCTTTTTCAATGCCGGTATGGAAGGTTTCAAGTTACCCTACAGGGTTCTCAGAGACAAACCAAAAGCCCGAATGACGCTTATCGGTCTGATAGGCGGGCAGATGTCGCTAACTGCCTACAATATGCAGTATCCCGAATACTATGATGTCCCGTCTGACAAAAGGTGGGGCGGCGGAATTATTATGCTGCCTCCCAAGAAAAAGAAACCTAACGGAGCATGGGAAGCACATTATATTGAGGCTGTCCCCTACAGGCAACTCTCACTTTTCCTCGGCGGAACTACCTACATCATGGAGAAATTCCACGGGGAATCCCCCGAAGCGTATACCGACTTCCTGATAGCGACCGGCAAAAACTCAACTCCGCTTTTAACAATGCCCACCATACCTTTAGCTGAGGAGATCGGTGAACAGGCTTTTAATAAGGATCTGTACAGACAACAGCCGATTATCCCTCCTGAAATTGCGGGTGAACCTCGTGCAAAACAGGTAATGCCGTGGACATCAAGAACGATGAAGGAAATTGGCGAATCGATCGATGTGTCTCCTGAAAGACTTGATCATGCAGGCACAGGTATTGCGGGTGGTCTATACGGTTCTGCCACATCGGTAACCGATGCCATAATAGAATTGATAGATCCTGAAAAAGTGTCGCCTGAGACAGCAAGGATATTTGCAGAGTACGAAGCGATTGATGACTATCAAAAGAAGAAAGATTACTACGCAAAATTAAATCCTGAGCAGAGGAAAAATCTGGACTTTGAGCTTAGAAAACCAGAACCTTACACAAGGTATCCGGGAATAGGCCCTCCCACCAAAAGATTTTACAAAACTGGTGGAAGCGGGATTTCTCAGGCAGCTCAGAAAGAGGCAGAACGGGTCACGGGAATTTCAGCACAGGATACAAGAAGCGTTTATGCAAAAATGAACGATGTAAATGATGAGCATTTGAACCAGCAGCAGGGACTTGACGCTGACCTTCTTTCAGGTGCGATAGATGGGAGACAGTGGAGAAAAGGCCGAAGCCTACTTGGCCATGAGTATCAGACCGTTCTTGAACATGAGGCGGGCCAGTTTCCAAAATCGGCACAGGCTGCCGACCCTAAAGACAGGCAAGAATATTATGACACGATTACCAAGTGGACCAAAAATGCTCCTGATGAATACACCAGGACAAAGATGCTTTCGTCTGCGTATTACGCAATTACATTGCAGCAGCCAAGCGCACAGACTTTAGAATCGTCTATAGGTCCAATTGCCGTTCAAACTCTGATACCTGACCCTGACGAATGGGAAGATTTCAGAATGAGACAGAACGAATTCCTTGATAGCCTTTCTCCAGAGGATCGTGTTCTTCTGGATAATGAGATCACGGCAGGATACACACCTCTTGAAAAGATTTATTACGAAGACAGCAAAACGATTTCCGAGTATTTTGACTATTCGGTTGCCCAACTTAGAACCGATCTGAGCAAAGCACAGGTTTTGGAAAAGGCAGAGAAACAGGGAGTAGGATCTTTATCGATTGCTGAAGCTCTGGTGATGCACGATCAGCTTGATGAAGGACTTCGTGAGTACGAAAGTTACAAAAATGGTGACCCCGTTACCAGAAGACTGCTGTATAAGACAGGTGCTGATATTGCTAGACTACTCTCAGCGAAACTTCAAGACTTTAGACGGAACAATTACGAAGTTGATAAAGCTCTTTATAAATGGGAACTGACCACCAAACCGTTGAATCCGACTTTAGAGAATGAATATGCGGAGTTGTTATTGAAGCTCGATCCTACAGGTAAAGAACCTGAATTGAAGATTCCATTACTCATCGATAAAAGAATTTTTGACTTACAACAACAACCAGAGGCTGTAGCCAGATGACAACTTGTCTTTGACAAAGGAAGCCTAAAAAACCTAAACTAGACGGTAACTTAAACATTTTATTTTAAGGGGTAGTGTATGACATTACAAAATCAGACGGCAGGTTTTGATAACCCGCCAGAAGAAGCAGTGAATGGAACTGGCAGCCTTGCACCAGAGACAGAGG